GGGGTTGCTCCCGATCTCAGGCATCCATTAATGGGAGTAAGGAGATGACATGCCAAGTATAATTACAGCCACCGAGTTGAGATCTGTGCTTGGTGTGTCATCATCCTTGTATAACGATGCTTATTTAAATCAAATTATTGACACCGCAGAAACAGTTATTCTGCCAATGCTGGTTACTTTTAAAAGTCCAGTTCAAAAAACAGTTTTGCAAGACAATATCGCCACATTTACAACAGTTGGCGTTCATGAGTTTACCGCAGGTCAATCAGTAGTAATTACTGGATGCTTGACCCCATATAATGGAACTCGCACAGTATTAGAGGATAATTTAACAGATACAACTTTTAGTGCAGCAATCACAAATGCAGATGTTACCGAAGCAAATGTTATCCCAAGCGGAACTGCCACTTTATCCGGAGCTTCAACTTATGTTGGAAATGCAGCTGTTCAGTCAGCAGTTTATACAGTTTCAGTAGAAGTTTTCCAAGCAAGACTTGCAGGTGGTGGACAGATCGAAGGCGTTGATTTTACTAGCACACCATTTAGAATGGGTAGATCATTATTTAACAAATGTGTTGGTTTAGTTGGTTCATATATGGATACCGAGAGCATGGCTCAATAAATGCCACCATCCACAATTCTTTCATCCGTTAGACAACCACTTGCCACAGCTTTAGCAGGTGTGGCTGGAAATGTTTACAGTTTCGTTCCCGAGTCGGTAATCCCACCAGCAGTTGTTTTAGTTCCATCCTCACCATATCTTGAAATTGAAACTATTGGTAAGTCATCTGTTAGATGTCGAGTCAATATGACAATTACAGCTGCGGTTGCATATAACAGCAATCCAGCATCACTCGATAATATCGAGCAATTAATCATGAGCATTCTGGCAATCATTCCTGCGGGATATATTGTCGGATCGGTCGATAGACCAACAGTTACACAAGTCGGAGCATCAACTTTGTTGATCTCTGATATAAATGTTTCAACCTATTATCAACAAACAACATAAGGAGCGAAAATGCCTACCACCGTTATAACAGGTCGGGATGTTACCTTCACAATCGGCGGTAACAATTTCGATGCACAAGCTACAACTGCAACTCTTACTGGCGAAATGGATCGCCAGACCTATCAGACACTAGACGGAAAAGTCTTCAAAGTAACTGATAACAACTTCACATTTGATGTTGAAATGTTAGCCGACTGGGGCGCAACCGGATCTCTTTGTGAGATTCTATGGGGCGTTTCTGAGTCTGCTCCAGATACAGGCATCAACACAGTATTTACAGCCACTTCAGGCGCAGTCTTTACTTTCCAAGTATTGCCATCATGGCCATCAGCTGGTGGAACTGCACCAGATGCACAAACAGTTTCTCTTTCATTCCAAGTTATTGGAGTGCCAGCAGAGAACTTCGCTTAACAAATAAAACGGGAGCAAACAAATGAAACTAGCAATTACAATTACATATAACTCAGGCGAGGAAGCAACTTACACAGCCCAACCGCCTGAGTGGGCTAAGTGGGAGCAAAAAACAGGAAATATCATTAGCCAAGCATCTGAAAAGATTGGTGTTAATGATTTGATGTTTTTGGCTTATCACGCACATAAGAGAGAAGCAGCTGGTAAGGCTGTTAAACCTTATGAAGCATGGATGGAAACTGTTGCCGATATTCAAGTCGGTGATGTGAACCCAAAAGCCATCCAGTAGGAAGCCTTAGTCGGTTATTGGTTCAGTTGTCAATAGCAACTCAAATTCCAATGAGCGAATGGGTAGATGGATCGGATGTTTTAACAGCGTTAGAGATATTGGAGGATAGACACAAATGACAGTTCCTTCAATAGTCTATGATCGCAGAGAATTAGCATCTTTTGCTAAAGTAATTCGAAGTATGGGTGAAATTGCTAAAGATGAAACTGCTAAACGCGTTGGTGCTATTGCCCAAAGAGAATTAGATGAGATTCGTAGAATTGCTTCATCAAGAGGCAAGGTTGCAGATCGTATTGCTCAGGGTGGAAAAGTAGTTAAGACTTCAGTATTGGGTGAGATTAAATTTGGTTTTGCTAGTCAAAGATTTTCAGGTGGCGCAACAACTCAATTTAACACTAGGAACGATCCTAAGGGTCAGCGAAAAGGTATTGGCGCAGCAGCTGAGTTTGGATCTAAGAATTATCCGCAATTCCCAAGATGGAGTGGCCCAATGCCTAAAGGCCCGGGATCACGCGGTTGGTTTATTTATCCTACAATTAGACAATTGCAACCAACAATTATTAAAGAATTTGAGGATGTTATACTTGAGATCAAAAAGGAATTCGTAAATGGCAAGTAATAGCAGAACCTTAACTCTTGCATTAGCAGCCGATATTGATGGCTTACGCGATGGTTTAAAACAAGCTGAAAAGGCTGTTGATAAATCCAAAGATCAAATTATAGATTTTGGCAAAAAGGCGGCATTGGCGTTTGCAGCTGTTGGAGCAGCAGCGACCGCATTTGCAGTATCAGCAGTAAAGGCAGCAGCTGAGGATGAAAAGAGTCGCAAGAATTTAGAGCAAGTTATTAGATCAAGCACTAAAGCCACCGAAGATCAAATTTCAGCAATTGATAAATATATAACTAAACAATCTATTGCAACAGCTACAACCGATGATGTTTTAAGACCTGCATTCTCAAGACTTATCAGATCCACTCAAGATGTAACTAAGGCTCAAGATTTATTGACTTTGGCTCAAGAGATCAGCATAGCCACAGGTAAGCCACTAGAGAGCGTCACAAATGCCCTAGGAAGGGCTTATGACGGGTCAAATACAGCTTTGGGTAAGTTAGGTCTAGGAATTGATGCAGCTACCCTTAGAACCCAATCTTTCGAGGAAACCACTAATCAGTTACGAGCAACCTATCAAGGGTTTATTGATAATGAAGCTACCAATGCTGAGTTTAAATTTAGACAATTAACAATTGCTGTCGATGAAACTAAAGAACAAATTGGAACTGCTTTATTACCTATTGTTAAAGAATTAGCAGATTACTTCCTAGAAACTGCCGTTCCTTTAATTCAAGCATTCGCTGCTGGATTCTCTGGTGAGGATGGCGTTACCGCTGGTATAACTGAAGCTACTGAAGGTGCATTCCAATTTGGTGAGCAGATTAGATCAACTCTTGAATTTGTAATTAGTATTAGAAAAGAATTAGCGGTATTGGGTGCAATTATTATTGGCGTATTTGTTGCTACCAAGATCGTCGCATTTGTTCAAGCAATCATGACTTTAGTAACTGCCATGAAAGCCCTACGAACTGCTGCTGCTGGTGCAGCTGTTGCAACCGCATTTGCTACTGGTGGAACTTCAGTTGGTGCTGCTGCTGCTGCTTTAGCTGCTGTGGCTGCAACTTATGGATTATCACAATTAGCAGGTGGTGGCGATCTAGGCGGAGCAGCCGTTTCAAATTATGCTCCATCAACTGGTAATTTTGGCGGTGGCGGTATGGGTCAGATAACAAACATTACAGTCAATGCGATCGATGGCGAAGGTGCTGCAAGAGCCGTTGCAAAAGTAGTTAATCAATCAGCTGCTCGAAGCGTGCCATTATTTACTGGTAATGGTATTAGACTTCAATGAGTGCTTTTACACCTGACTGGAAACTAACTGTCGGTGGTGTTGATTATACTGACATAGCAATAAGCGACATTCAGCATGAAGCAGGTCGCACAGATATTTACCAACAGCCATCACCATCTTATTGCTCAATAACTTTAGTTGCTTTAAATAATCAAACACTACCTTTTGACATAAACGATTCATTTGACTTACAGGTAAAAGACTCGACTGGATCTTATGTAAGTTTATTTGGTGGCGATATTACCGATGTGACTGTCGAGGTTGGGTCTACCGGATCAACTGCCACAGTTGTCCAATACACACTTATTGTTATGGGCTCACTTGCTCGAATTGCTAAAGAAATCTTTAATGACAACATTTCACAAGATGAAGATGGCAACCAAATCTATGAGATTCTTTCTAGCGTGTTACTTGGCACTTGGAATGATGTGCCAGCAGCTTCAACATGGGCAACTTATGATGCAACTGAAACATGGGAAGATGCAGTCAATCTAGGACTTGGCGAAATAGATCAACCTGGTCTTTATACAATGAGTTCCCAATCAAATGTGACCAACACTATTTACAATGTGATTTCAGATATTGCAACTTCAGCCTTTGGATATATTTATGAAGACAATGCAGGAAACATAGGTTATGCAGATGCAGACCATAGGCAGAATTATCTGTTAGTCAATGGTTATGTTGAACTAGATGCTCGCCATGCGTTAGGTGCTGGCTTATCTACAATTATGCGATCAGCAGATGTCCGAAATGATATTTATATTAATTATGGCAACAATTACAATTCACAGGTTGATGCCACAGATGCGGCTTCAATTGCCTTATATGGCTACAAAGCTGAAACGATCAACTCTAGGGTTCATGGTGCTACCGATGCTCAAGCTATTGCTGACCGATACATAGCACAAAGAGCTTATCCGATACCAGCATTTCAATCGATCACATTTCCAATCACTAACCCTGAAATCGATAACGCAGATCGGGATGATTTACTAGCTGTATTCATGGGAATGCCAGTTCATATTCAAAACCTACCTAATCAAATATCAGGTGGAGATTTTGAAGGTTATGTTGAGGGCTGGTCATGGAGCACTAGGTTTAATGAACTCTTTCTCACAATCAATGTTTCCCCAGTCGCATTTAGCCAAGTGGCGATGCGTTGGAATACCACGCCAATAACAGAGGCTTGGAACACAATCGACCCAAGTTTGACTTGGGAGTACGCTACAATAGTCGCATAGGAAAAGGATAAAATGGCAACCACTACTAATTACAGCTGGAGCACTCCAGACGATACCGCGCTGGTCAAAGATGGCGCAGCTGCGATTCGTTCACTTGGAACTGCAATCGATAGCACAGTATTTACTAATGCAGGTGCAGCAATTAACAAATCATTAGTTGACGCTGCTGGAGATTTAATTTATGGAACTGCCGACAACACAGTAGCAAGATTAGCAATTGGAACTGCCGACCAAGTATTAAAAGTAAATTCTGGCGCAACTGCTCCTGAGTGGGGAACTGCTCCTAGTGGTGGAATGACTTTAATAAGCACAACAACACTTTCTGGATCATCAGTATCATTAACATCCATTCCACAAACTTACAACAATTTACAATTAGTCATTAAAAATTTCAAACCAGCTACGGATACAACTGGTTTAAATATTAGATATAATCAAGATAGTGCATCTAACAGACATGCAATATTAAGAAGTTATGGACAAACTGTTGCTCAATCTTTTAATCAAACAAGTTTAAATGTGCTTTTTGTAAATAACGATAATGTAGTCGATTCTGGATTTGGTGTAATAGATTTTTTTGATTACACAAATACAACATCTTGGAAAATATCTAGAATTTTGACAATTGGCGTAGATTCAACAACAACAACACAATTCACTTCTGAAACTGCTGTTGGATTATATAATCAAACTGCTGCAATTACTTCTTTTTCGATATTTCCAAGCAGTGGTAACTTTACATCAGGAACAGCGCTACTTTACGGAGTTAAATAATGACAAAATCTAAACCACAAATAAAAATTGTTAATGTTGAAACTGGTGAGGAAATTATCAGAGATGCTAACGCTGATGAAATTGCTCAAATGGAATTAGATGCTGCAAATTACGCAGCAAGAAAATCCGAAGCGGAAGCAAAAGCAGCCGAAAAGCAAGCAATTCTTGATCGCTTAGGTTTAACTGCTGACGAAGCAAAATTGCTACTTGGCTAATGAAGCCTTGGTTATCTAAAGCTGCTGATACTTTACGCGACCAAATAAATGGAGCGTTTATGGGTAGGAGCAGGAAAGCTGATGGATGGATCGGCGATAATAAGCACGCATCTAGAAAATCCGATCACAACCCAAGATCTAACGGAGAAGTTTGCGCGATCGACATTGACGCTGGCTTATCTGACCAACAAGGGATTAGTTATGATTTGGCAGATCAGCTTCGACTCGCAGCAAAAAAAGATAAGCGTATATCTTACATAATTTTTAGCAAAAAGATTTGCTCAAGTAAATCATTATGGCGATGGGTCAAATATCGAGGCATCAACCCACATGATAAGCACATTCACATCTCTTTCAAACCAAATCAAAATGGCAAGAAGTTCGACATCCCACTACTGAAAGGCAATTAATGAAACTATCTAAAAAACACAAAGCAGCAATTAAGTCATATTTGAGAGCTGTGGCAGCTAGTGGAATTACAGTTGCCTTAGCAATAGTGGCTGACATACATCCAGCCTATGCAACTATGCTTGGTGCGATTGTTGCGCCTATTGCCAAAGCGTTAGATCCAAAGTCAGGGAGCGAAGCGGATTATGGAATTAATGCGTCATGACCGCAAACGAATGGGTTGGCATAGCCGTTGGCGTAAGCGCCGTATCAACAAGTTTATTGCTGGGTCTGCGTTGGGTTATTAAATCTTATTTACAAGAATTGAAGCCAAATTCTGGAAGTTCGATCAAGGATCAAATTACTAGACTTGAACAGCGTGTTGATGATCTGTTCGTCTTAATTAGTAAGCGATAATTTCTGCTATGGCGAACACACGAAAACGCACACCACGCAAAAAGGTTAATCGGAGAGTAGTTCGCCAAACTCCTGAACCATTATCAA